GCTCGGGCATAAGGCACACGAGTCGGAGAGCCGACCTTTACCCGAGCTATGGATCTTGTGGCGTCTGCTTTGATACTGCCGACGAGTTTGTGGGTCTTGCCTTTAGGCGCTCGACGTTTAGCATGAGGCACAATCTTTTGAGCTGCGGCCTGAGAAGCTGCTCTCATTTCTTTTGACAGCTCTTCGTCTCGCATCTTTCTGATCGACATGGCCAGTTCTTTAGCTCCACCAGCAAGAACAAGTGGACCGCCTTCGATCTTGTAGCCAGCTCGGCGTCTGTTGACCGCTGTGCCTTGTGCCACTAGAAAGCGACGTCCGTCGACATGTATTGGATCTGCATCGCTGGGTCGGTTCCGTTATCGAGGGCCACGAATGGCAGCGAGATCGTCGACATGTCATCAATGGAAGCCACTGGTGTGCTGCCGGTCCATTTACATGCTGGAAGTGTGACGTGGAACTTCGGGTAATCGGTTCCGGCGATAGCTGTTGGGTAGCTCACAATGAGTTCGAGCTTGAAGATAGTCCCAGCGGTGAATGCTGCGTACTGGGTCAGATCTGCAAATTCGCCCTCGATTGTTCCGGTGTAGGTCGGAACTGATGAACGCTTTGGGATTGACTTGGTCGCTGCGCCTTTTAGGAAACGGCGGTCGGTCTTGAGAGCGAGATCGGCATCGAGTGAGAAGCTGGTAAAACTGTTGACCGCTGTGTCACCGATTTCCACGGTCGCCATTGTGAAGTCGAACACGTCGGCGCTGGCTGGGTAGGCCGGAGTGGCTTCGGACTCGGTTGTGACTTCTTCCTCAGCATCGAAATCGATGGTGAGCTTGAGCGCCTCGTCGAGGTTCTGGGTGATGTTGAGACCAGTGGCCATGCAACCGTTGTAGGAGAACGTTCGAAGTACTCCGCCAGAGTCAACTCTTGAGACTTGGGTCGTGTAACTAGTGGCAGGCCCTATGTCGTTGGAGTTGAAAGTCTGAAGATAGGCCGCTGTTGCGCCTTGCTGTGCGATGGCGCTGGTGCCCAGTAGGTGTTTAAGTAGAAGCCCGTGGCCTTTAGTGAGCACATCGGTTTCGATTGATCCAGTAGCTCCGAGGGTGATCGTGTCGGAACGATCGGATCGAAGAGTCTGGAGGTTTCGACGGAAACCTACCGAGTCGAGCTGCATGGTGTCGCGGGTAAATGTGTCGGCCTTGCCCTCGTAAGCTCGGGTAGGGCTGACGAAAGTCCCATAGGTGGATTCTTCAGCGATCTGAATGACCTGGTCCATGATTGAACTCATGATTTCGCCTCCTCGGCGGTTTCAGTAGCAGCGACAGAGGCGCCGGTTGTTTCCTGGAAATTGGCGTGGTTCTTGAGAGCTGACGCATCTTCTGCGCAGACCTCGAACGGTTCGCCGGGTTTCACGTTGATGGTGTGGATAGGTAGGTAAACAGTGACCGAGTCGAGGCCACCGATGTAGGTGAAGGACTTGCCCTTCTTCTGTTGACTCATTGGAGCCTCGCTTTCGCGTCTAGGAGCATCCGGATCGAACAGACTGGGGCGTCTGCTTCCACGGTGTTCATGGTCATGGACCGCAACTGGGTCCACATGAGCTGCGACAAGTTGCCGAGCTGAGGGTCATCTGCGAGAACTGTCTCCACTGCATTAGCCAGCTCGACGGCTCTCGCTTCGCATGTCTGTGATGTTGGTTTCGATGAGACCTCGACGAACACCTCCAGGGTGAAGGACTCGATGCGTCTGCGCCTGCCTGATGAAAGTGACTCAGGGACGTGATCGTTCGTGTCTATGTTTCCGAGGAAAATGCACTCTCGTCGCTGAGCACCGCCGGGGTCGGCATAAGTCACCTGAATGGATGAGAGTGTGCCGTTGGCTTTAAGTTGTTGAAGGAGCCGAACCTTATAGGTCGACATGATTGTGCCAGCCATGTCACTCCTCGCTGAGGGGTGCGTTGATCGGTGCCAGGTTCAAGGGGACGTAATGGATGTCACCGTCTGGGATAGCTGGAAGACCTTCCAGGGCTCGCACCTCATTGATCGAATAGACGCCTGATTGGATTCCTTGCTGGTAATTGCCCCAGCGTTCCGATGTTCCTCGGCTAAGTGTTGCCAGATCAAATTTCGCATAAGCGACAGAGATCCCTGAGCTTCGAAGTATTGAGGTGATGCCATCCTCTAATCGAGCGACGTAAGGGCGCAGGCTGTACATCGAGAACGCCACGTTCTGCTCATGAAGACCAGAGCCCCAGCTCGTTGAGCCTTGAGCATCAGCGAGCAGATGCGGTGGCACTCCGTAAATCCGAGCGACATCAGCAACTGAGGAGCCCTTTGTCTCTAAGAATTGGGAGTCTTCTGGGTCGATGGTTAGCTTGGCGAATTTGCTGCCTTCGGTGAGTACTGCGAGGCGGTGACTGTTGCCAGCTCCTTGGTGGACATCATTCCAGGCTGCTTTTAGCTGCTGAACTCCGTCGACTGTGAGCTGGCCCGGCACTTCGATCATTGCCCCAGGGAGGCCACCGTTTCCGAAGAAAGCGGCCCCATATTTCTGTGCGCCGAGTCCGAGGCCGATCATTTCTCTGGCTGCCTTTATTGGCGATAGGCCTTCGATCTGTCCGGGTTTCATTAGTCCACGAAAGTGGGCGATGTCTCGGGTGGTGTATAGCTCGTCGGGTGCATTCGAAGATCGGAAGGTGAGTTCTTTACTTCCTTCGAAGGTCTTAACTTCTGGGGTGATTGTTTGAGGATCGAGGGGGGTGACATTGAGGACTCGGCCGGTGTTATCTCGTAGCGTCGCGAGGTAGCTGTTGCCATCGAGTAGCAGGCTCATCATCACCTGGCCGAGGACTTCGCTATTGCGCAGGATCGGGTTCATGTTGATGATCCACTCCGGGAGTGGACGGAACTGGCGCTCGGCGCCTTGGGTTCTGTAATAGATGTCAATGGGCAGGGTGCTGATCGTGTCGCTGAGTAGTCGAGTAGCTGCGAACACTGCCGACAGTGCTAGAGCTGAGTCGTAGCTGACAATCTCGCCTGCTGTGGTTCGCACGTCTGTGAGGTCGAGGCCTCGTTTCCACATGTCGGCGTAGGTTAGGTCTCTGGCTTCGTTCTTCTTTTTCCTGAGGCGTCTCATCATGTTTGTCTCCTAGAACGCCACGGGCGCACGATGGCGGTGGCGATTGAGGACGGTGTTCACGCTCGGGAGATCTGTGGGGCGATTCATGCCAGGTTGCGCGAGTTGAATGTTTCCGAATTCGCTGGCGATGCTGGTAGCTCGCTCGGGAATCCTCGACAGCATTTCGAGCAGGAAGTATCGGGCCAGTGTTTGAGCCGCCCAGGCAATGTCACCTGGTGGAGTCTTTACGACTCCGGCCTCATAATTGACCACCACACCGCCGCCTGGATTGTTGAATTCCCAGATGTCATCTTTGAGTCGAATGACGCCGGACCGGTATTTGTTGAGGTCTGTTATTTGGGTGGCAGTGAGGGCAACGCCTCCGATGCTCCCAGCGATAACTACCTGGGGGAATAAGTTGTCGAGCTTGAGGTCTGAGGTGTTGTTTCCGTCGTGGACATCTCGGTGGTAGCGGTAGACGAATGAAGTGCCGCAGTAGTCGTCGATGATGTTGGTCGCCCAGGTGATTGCTTTGACCAGATCAGAGGTGGGATAGACCCCTGTTTCTCCTGAGATTGAGTCCATGGCTCGAACCTCTGGGGGTGTGGTGTAAAAACCGCCAGTGATTTCGTGCTGGGTGGTGAAGGTCATGGCGTTGCCGCCGAAAGTGCCAGACCAGGTAGCGGTCAGGCGTGCCAGATTAGTTAGTCCGGCGAGTGTGTAGTTGTAGACACCTGATCCTGGAGCCGAGGTCGCAGTGCCAGCAGCGACGACTGTGTCGCCGTTAGCATCAACGATTCCAATGGTGACAGCTCCGTCAGCATTTCCGGCGGTTTCGCCACTGTAGAAAGTGACCGACAGCGCCTCCGCCGAGTTTCGCAAGATCAGAGCCGACTCGGTCGAGGGGACGCAGTAGTAGGCCACAGCCAGCTCCTATTTGGTAGCGGTCTCGACTGCCGTGTTCTTCTTGGCCGTCTCGACTTTCTTCTGACGGGCAGGGGTGCAAGCTTCGGCGATACCGGCAGCGATGAGCCGCTCGGCTTCGGCGTCGTTCCACTCGACTTCTTGGCCTGGCATCTGTACCCCATCGGGGCCTGATAGGCATTCGATGAATTTGATCCTCATGAGTGAGGCCTCCAGTAAATGAGAGAAATGCCTGAAGGCCCAGGGACCGAAGTCCCCAGGCCGTCAAGATAATGATTTAGGCGTTAGCTAATTTTCGGAGTGCGTTGAGGTCAACGAGACAACCGCCGCCACGAACAATGAATCGGAAAGATTCGAGGTCGTTGGCGAACCCTGGAGCGTTGGAGCTTTCGACTCGTACGCCGCCAGCGATGCGGGCGAAGTAGCCACGTTCGAAGTTGCCGTACACGATCGGCCAGTTGCCGGTCGCTATTGCTGCCATGTTCGGGTCTGTATAAACAGGTGCGCCGAGCAGCATGTCAGGTGTTCCAAGCTGGAGACCAGGCTGGAAGATAAAT